CGGTCGCCCTTGCTGCCGGTGTTGGCGATTGCGGTCATCGTCACGGTCTTCGTGCCGGTGGTCGAGACGTTGGTGCCCGAGAGCGGCACGAAGCCGACCAGATCAATCGCCATGATGTACCACGGCGCGCCCGCAGCGGCGACGGCGGTCGCACCTGCGGACAGGAAATGCTTGGTCGCCGGCGAGACGTCGCCGCCGGTGTAGATCGTGCCCTCGCTCCACGTGTCGTCGGTGGGCACGTAGACGAGGTCCGAGCCGGTGAACGTGGCCGCAGGCGGGTAGCCGGCGTGCCCGGCAAGAAGCGTCCACGCGCCGGCGGTGCCGGCCGAGGACAGCGTCTTGGTCGTGACGACCATGTCCCCCTTGCCGTTGTCGGTGAGTTGGGTGATCAGGTCATCCTGCGAAGTGAATCCCATGTCTCTCTCCTAGTTCCAGACCACTTCGAGCAGCCCGGACAGAAACGACGACGCGAGCGACCCCGCGTAGCCCGATGCAAGCAGGCCGATCACCGCGCCGTCGTACACGCGCGGAGCACCAGCCTGATGGATGATCGACGCAAGCTCCGTGCAGGAACCGTAGCTCTCCAAGTTGCCCGACGTCGTGCGTCGGCACTCCTGCGTGACGACGCTCTTCAGGAGCGGCTTCACGATCACGAGGCACATCAGCCCGCCGCCCGCAGCGCTCATGGTCACGCTCTCGATGGAGCGCACCGCCGTGTCGCCCGCTTGCAGGTAGCAGAAGGGGTTGTACGACGCGCCCGCGCCCGACGCGCCGACCACCTGCCCGCCGCCCGCGACGATGAAGGTGAAGTTGTTCTGCGACGTCCTGCCGGCCACGCCGTCCTGATTTGTGTACGAAAACGTGAACTGCCCGAGCGCGGAAGCGGCGGACTGCGCGACCGCCACCACCTGCCCGCCCGTCGTCGCGTAGCGCGGCAGCGTGACGGTGTTGTCCATCACCTGCTCTTCGCCGATTGCGTCGGTGTCGATGAACGGGTAGTACAGCAGGTAGTCGCACAGCGCGATCTCCTGCCGTCCGTTCGTGGTCGAGGTCGCGCTGGACGCGGCAGACATCAGCATCAGGTTCTTCAGGTGCTTGGTCATCGGGGACACGTTGCCCCCGTGGTAGATGCCCTTGTCGGCGTCCAGCACCGCAGCCACCAGCGGCGACGAAGCGTAGAAGTTCGCCGCCGGGGAGCCGGCGAAGTAGGTGTAGTCGATCCACGCATTCGTGGTCGTCGCGGCGGACGCGACGGCCTTGCGGAACCCGCTATGCCACACCTGCCCCGCCTCGTCGGCGGCGGCGTAATCGGCGACGCTGGAAAAGCCCACGTCAGCGAACCCCACCCGCGCCCGTGGCGTGCGCCTTGATGTTCGCGGCCACCGGCGCGTTGCACGCGCAACTGCGCACGACGACGCCGTTCTCGACCTTCGCGGGCGCGGCGCACTTCTGGCAGGTGTAGGTCGTCACGATCACGTCTCCGTCACGTCGAGCGCACCCGCCGCGAACTGCGGCTGGATGCCGTTCGCCACGGCGAGGGACGACGAGAGCGCGCCAGCGTAGAGCACCGTGCCGGCACCGGACGCCGCCGTGCCGATGGCGACGTGCGTGAGCGTCGCGCCCGTGACGCCGCACTGCGCGAACTGCACGAGGGCTGCGTTCGCCGTAGCGCCTGCAGCGGGCGCGTCCCATCCGCCGGTGGTGCGCGCGACTGCAACGCGCGCGTAGTTCGTGTACGCAGCCTCGTTCGTCGTCTGGTTGTTGCCCACGCCCGGGTCCGCCGTGTGCAGGCTCAGATACAGGTTGGTGAGCGGCGACGACGTGTCGTTCTCGGCGATGTCCGCCCATGCAGTGGCGTTGAAGACCAGCGCGAGGATGTTGTTGCAGGTAGAAGTGGATTTCGGCATGGTGGCTCCTTACGACCAGCGAATGACGGCGGTTGCCCCCGGGGCTGGGAACTCCAGCAACCAAGGGCCGTTAGTGGACACCACCTCGCCGCCAAGCGAAAGCACGGCAAGCGCGAGGTTGTTCTTGGTGCGGTTGTAGATCATTGCGTGTGTAGCGTGAATGGTGGCGTTTTCCCAACGCACAGGCTCGGTCCACGTCATCCACGCGGTCGACCCAGTCACGCCGACCACGATTCCGCGCAGTTGCTGGCCCCCCGCAGCGTATCCCTGCCCGGCAACTTCACCGTCGGGGGTGTACGCTTCAACGTGCGGGTCGATGCTCGCGTGCTTGCCATACAACGCAACGCAAAAATCATCGTTCTCCATGGACCTCAGAAGAGCGAGCTTCGCCTGCGTGCAGATACCGGGAGTTGCTGGCATGGTCAGTTGAAGAAGAAGGTCACCGTGCCCGTGCCGCCGAAGGAAACGTAGATGCCGTTCTTCACGCGGATCGGCGAGGCGTTGTTCACGCGCGTGCCCGCCGCCGTGGAAGCCGGGATGACGTCGATGATGGTACCCGAGGCAGCGGAAGCGTTGTCGTAGATCGTGATCGCGGCGGCGGACAGCGCCGTTGTCACCACGAAGCCGACGTACTCGCCCTCGGGGATGGCGAGAAGCGCCCCGGAAGCGGTGAGGGAAGTGCTGCGCGAAGCCTGTGCCATGTCGTTCTCCTAGTGGGGCTTCGGCCCGGTAGACAGCGAGCGAAGCTGCTGGTCCTGCGCCTGCGGCTCCTTCGGCTTGGGGCGGCTGCCCTTCACCGTCATGCCGGTCATGCGGCCGCTCTCGTCGTGCTGCATCGTGTACTGCTCGGACTCGGCTGCGGCGGCGTCGGCCTGCATCTGCTGCTGCAGCGCCATCGCCGCCTGCATCTGGCGGATCTCCTCGTCCGACGGGATGATCGTGTCCTGCGGCATCTCCAGCCCCTTCACGATCTCGCGAAGGAGCGCTGCCACGCCCTCGGGCTTCACCACGCCCATCTGCTGCAGCACCGGCACCTCGCGCAGGAACTCGATGCGGCGCTGGTTGAGCAACTCCTTCAACATCAGCCCCGACGCGCCGCGCGCGACGATCTGCAGGTCGCCCTTCAGGTCTTCGTCGGGGTCGTTCAGCATCAGGTAGTAGTACAGCCGCTCGACGGTGGGCACGATGATGTCGGTGTCGATGTTGTTCGCGACGTTCTTGATGCCCTTGTTCGCCGCGTTCATCAGCATCGACAGGCCCGCTGCCGTGCGCCCCGCGCCGCCCACGGCGTTGTCGCCGAGCATGTAGCGCGGGATGTTGCTGTACTCGTCGGCGAGCACCGAGAACTTCTCGAACACGCCGTGAAGCTCCGCCGCATTCGACTGCGGCTGGAAGAACTCGATGGGCTTTTGCTGGCTACCGCCGAACTGGTCGCGGATGAACTGGAAGATTTTCCACGGGCGCAGACTCGTGATCTTCTCGCCCGCCGGCAGCCGCCCCGCGTCGATGCCCACCATGGGGCCAGAGGCAATCGCCATGTTGTTCACGAGCGAGCGCATCGAGGCGTTGCACACCTGCTGCACGTCCCTCAACTGCTCGTGCAGCCCCTCACCCCAAATGGTGCCCGGGATCTTCACGAGGGACGACACGGAGAAGGGCACGCGCGCGAGCGGGTCCGCGTTCAGCATCGCCTTGATGACGTACGCGCCGATCACCCACACGTTGCACGGGTAGTCGATCTGCGGGTCGGGCACCATCGTCGGGTCCATACCCCATTCCAGCAACATCGAGCCCTGCACCGAGCCCCAGTACTCCAGCGCGTCGATGGTGGGCGAAGCGGTCGTCGTGCCGGCGAAGGTGCCCGAGTTGTTCGCCGCCGCCTCCTGCGTGTCGACCGAGAGCCACTCGTTCAGCCCGCCACGGCCGTAGAGGTCGAGCACATCGCGAATCGCCTTGTCATCGAACCCGGGCGTGCCGAGCAATTCCGCGAGGTCCGACCGAAAGAGCTTGTGGCGCTGGATCACGAAGCCGTCGCCGATCTTGGCGGCGTTGCGAGCCGGGTAGAGTGCAAGCGGTGACACACGCGAGAACGTGTAGATCGGCTCGGAGACGACCACTGGCACGCGCTTGGCAGGCGCTGCGGCCGCAGCCGGGTTCGCGGGGTCCGCCGGCACTGCGGGCTGGTCCACCCACTTCAGGCGCTTCTTGATGCGCACGACCGGCCCCTTGATGCAGCAGACCTTGAACGTCGTGATGTCGGTGAGCGCCTCTTCGAGCGCCTTGTAGAAGCCGCCCTCGACGAGGATGTCGTCGACCTTGTCGGCTGCCCTGTCCGCCCTGTCGCGTGCGGCCTGCAGCGCATCGGCGCGTGCCTTGTCGGCGATCTTCTCGTGAAGCTCCTGCATGTCCTGCGCGGAGGGCGGCACGCCCGCCATGGCTGCCTGCAGCCCGATGGACTCCACCATCTGCTGCACTGCCGGCTCGATGTCCTGCTCCAGCGTCGGCAGCGGCGTGGGGTCGAGCGTGAAGGGCCGCTCGATGTTCAGGTAGATGTCCTTCAGCCAGCTTTGCGCGCCGCGCATCTTCGTCGCGGTCACGCGTGAGTAGACCTCGGAGCCGCCGAGGCTCTTGATCTCGGACAGGATGTCGGGGTCGTACTCGCCGTTTCGCGCGCGAAGCGAGGCGAGCATGTCGTTCTCGTGCTGCTGGCGGGCGGTCTTGGCGTCCTCGAAGCACCGGCGCACGTGCGCCGCGAGGTTCAGCACCACCGGCGTGGCTTGCTGGTCGAGCGCCGCCTTCGCAGCCGCGTCAGCGGTTTCCTGCGCGACCATCTGGCTGTTGGAGACGACGTTGAGCAGACCCATGGACTGGCGGGCTCCGGGTGTGAGTGCCCACTAACGATACGCTGCCCGGCCGGAAAAGAAAAGCCCCCCACGGCAGGGGGTACCGTGGGGGGCCAATGGCGGCAGGGGGTTCCGCCGGGTTCCTGTCGGGGGAGGAGAGTCCCTCTAGGCTGCCCAACCCTTGAGCCGCAATTCTACGTCCAGCCTCGCGAGGACACAACCTCCACCTCGCGCGCTCCGCCGCGTCCGAAGTCGCCCGCTGCCTGCGGCCCGAGCGTGTACGAACACAGGTACATGAACCCGTCGGCGATGTTCGACTCGTGCCGGTTCTTGTCGGGCAGTGGCTTCAGGTCGTTGCCGCCGAACCCCGCCGCCGCAGTCGCCTTCCTCTTCTCGAACTGGTAGCCGTGCGCGAGCGCCTTCTGCAGGTAGGGCGTGCGGGGGTCGAACTGGATGCCGGGCTTGCCGCCCATCACCTGCTTCATCAGCCACGTCTCGCCCGAGGAGATGCGCAGCGCGACGTCGTTGGTCGGCGCGGTATAGACGGTGAAGTAGCGCGAGATGATCTGGAAGGGCGTGACCTCGTTCGCCTGCCCCCGGTGGTTCGCCGCCGGGTCGACGACGATGATCGGCTTGGAGGTGGGGAAGTGCGACTGCAGGTAGGGCATGAGCATCGTCGTGAGGAAGCGCTCCATGCCCATCGTTTGCCCGCGCGGCACGAAGCACTCGCCCAGCACCGAGAGCCGGTTGGCGAAGTCCAGTTGCCCGAGCACCGCTGCGGCCTTCAGTCCCGCGTCCAACCCGATCACGAGTGGGTACTGCCCGCCCGGCACGATGCGCAGCGGCTCCTTCGACACGTGCCACGACGGTATGAAGAGCTTGCCGAACACCGGCGTGCCCGACTGGTCGTAGCCGTACTCGCCGTCGATCATCACGCGCACGTATTCTTCCGAGAGTCCCTTCGCGTCGTAGTAGTCCGAGCGCAGGTGCTCGATGTTCTCCGCCTCGGCCGAGCGGCCGCTGGGCTGGTGGAACACGGCCCAGTCGTTCTCGATCTCCTTCTCCATCATCTTGTAGTGCCACGAGTCGACTTGCGGCGGGTTGGTGTCGGCCCAAATCCCGTACCACGCGGCGTCCCTTTGCTCCTTCGTCCACGACTGGTCGGTGAACCATCGGCCCACGCGCTTTGTCATCGCCTCGTGGATCACGGGGTCGATCTCGCGGAACTCGTTGAAGTAGCACCCGGTGTATTCCGCCGAGAGGAGTTTCGCCACGTCGTCCTGATCGTCCAGCGCGCGGAAGTTCACGGTCGCGTCCACGTCGCCGAACTTGAAGTTGTACATCTTGTCGGTGGCGTGCCAGCTTCCGAGCGTGCCGTGCGGGAACCACTGCAGGAACGTCGGGATCGTCGTCTCCTTCAGCATCGGCATCGTGTTCCTCACGACTACCCAGCGGGCTCGCCTGATGCCGTCGGAGTCGGCAGGGCGGGAGATGGACCGGCGAAGAAGCTCCACGCACGAGCCCGAGGACTTGCCCGAGCCCTGCGGCCCCTTGATGACGCGCATGTGCGCGTCGGACTTCATGAACGCCGCGACGGTGGGCGGTGCCTTGTAGTTGAACTTCACGGCTTGGTGGTCGGCAGCGGCGTTGCCGGCTCAGGCACGATGGTGGCCACCAGCTTCTCCGGCGTCGCTCCCCCGAGGTCGATGTTGATGGAGATTTGCGCCGGCGGCGGCGCATCCGGCGTCTTCTTCGGCTTCAGGTCCGCCCACTCGACCACGTTCTCGATGCCCTTCATGCGCACCGCGTGCGGTGCTGCCTTGTCGTGGATGATCTGCCACTGCGTGGCGAGCAACTCCTCGGCCTGAATCCTCGCCTTCAGCTTGAACGACTCGCCGGACTCCTTCAACTCGTCGACGAGCTTGGAGTAGCGCTTCTTGAATTCCGCCGAGCGCAGGAGGTTCTGCAGCCCGACGTCGGCAGTGTCCAAGCCAAGGGCTGCCAGCACGTCCGCGAGCGGGCGCTTCTCGGCGACGGCGTTCTTCGCCAGCGCGTAGGCGATGGTCACGTCGGAGACGCGGTCAGGTACGGTCGGGGAGGTGGTCATGCGCGAAAGGTAACGAACTTCTTCACGGCGCGGTAGTACGGCTCGCCACCGACCCACGACATGAAGTCGATGAAGAAGGCGTCGTGCAGCATGGTCGAGCCCTGCTTGCCACGCGTCACCTGCATCACCTCGTGCTCGGGCACGCCGTCGGCCAAGAGGCCACGCAGGATCGCGTTGAACCCCTTGGTGCGGTAGTAGGAGTCTAGCCGCACGGAGTGCTTGGCCCGCGCGCGGAAGTCGGTGGCATTGAACATGGTGCGCGAGACTGGTACGAAAAGTGGGATTTGTCAAGGAGAGGGGGCAAAAATTTCCACTATTTCAGTTCGGGCGGGGCTGCTGAAACAAGCAGAAATTTGGACATTCGCTGTTTCAGGGCAAAACATGAGGGTGCGACCCCCCTCTCCCGGCCTCCTCGTCGCCTCGTGGTCCACGTACCCCCATGGCCGACCGACGCTCCTTACTAACTATCATCGGCTGCGCGGCGGGCGAGCACGTGTTAACGGTTAACAAGGGGATTGCAATGCGTGCGCAATTGGTGCATAATGGGAACCGTGCCAATACCGGCACACACTAGTGAGAGGGTAATAGCATGAAAAAAGTCAACGCCATGATGCTGTACGCGAAGGCGAAGGAAGCCGTCGCGGCCGCGAATGCGTCCATCGGCGCAAGCTGCGGCGCGCTCGCGATGCATCTGATCGCGAAGGCGAAGGCCGACGCGCCGAAGGCCGACGCGAAGGCGACGGCGAAAGCCGCGGTTTCCGCGCTCGGGGAACTGGTGAAAGGCGACACGGTCGCGGCGGCCGCCATCGTGCGCCGCGCTACGTCGGAGTGCATCGCGATCTTGCTGGTCGTGCCGACGACGAAGCTGCCGGAACTGTCGGCGCGTGCCCGGACGGATGCGGCGCAAGCGGCTCGCGTCAAACTCGACCTCGCGAAGCCGCGCACGGCGAAGGCCGACGCGACGCCCGCGACGCCCGCGACGCCCGCGACGCCCGCGACGCCCGCGACGCCCGCGACGCCCGGCTCGCCGTCGCAGGAAGTCGACGCGCTCGCGAAGCTGTGCGCCGAAGTCACGCGCATCCTTTCGACCGGCTCGCCGTCGGAACGTGAGGCCGTCGCCGTCGCCGTGGCGAAGGCCGGGTTCGCGCTCGGCATGGCGAAGTCCGAAGGCAAGGATGCGCCGAAGGCCGACGCGCCGAAGGCCGACGCGCCGAAGGCCGACGCGCCGAAGGCCGACGCGCCGAAGGCGAAGGCGAAGGCGAAGGCGAAGCGCGCCGAAGCGCGAGCCTAGCGGGAAGCCGGGCCGGCCCTGCCTCTTACGGGAGGCAGGGCTTTTTTGCGCCTACTGTCATCCTAACTATCATCGTGCGCAGACGACACATACTAACTATCACGCTGGCAGGACGAACCTGACAACACGGAAAGATAAATCGGGCTTCCTGTTAACGGTTAACAGACCACCGAGACTACGGACTACTTACCAAAATGTCCGATTTGCGCATCGCACCAATGCTGAATTCCCCTTACGAATCAACGGGGTGCAATGCAGATGTATGCGTTTTTGCCCTGTGGATAACTCTTTACACTTTTCTAGTATAGAAGCTAGTACGCTAAGTCCTTGATTTTCCACGGATGTACCACGCCCGAGGGCATAGATAGATATAGATGAAATGTAATATATGTAAAAATGTAAAGCCAAAACCATAAGAGCCGATGCTATTTGGTCTGACCGACTGCTGCAGTGACGCAGCGCCGAACCTTACAACTTCCCGGCTCCTTTTTCCCTTACACTTTTTACACTCGCTTCATTTCCCTTGTAATTCAAGCACTTGCCGCTGCAAACCACCGCTTTCGGCCCTTCCACCTTTACACCTGCGCGGCCTAAGTGCTTGATTCGACTGCTTTTCCCTCTTGACTTCTATGTTTTTCTGTAGTACAATGTTCCTGTCGGCTGGAGCTTTGTTCGGGGCGTGCCCCGGACGGTTCCTTCTAGGCGAGCCTGAGTGCTCGGCCACGCGACAGGGGCTTGTTAACGGTTAACAGACCGTCGCCCTGACAATTCGGCAAGCACCACCTCTCCCTCCCGGCCCTGTGCCTTGGGGCACGCCCTGCGGCGCGTGCAGTTCGCGCTAGCGGTAAGCGACGGGGGCGGACGTGGTGTGACTACCCTGACGTGCTGGCTGCGCCCTACGTGGATTGGGGGCGTTGCCCATGCACGCGGAGACGACCAACGACCCCACGCTGCGGCGTGGGGCAAGTCTTGGTCAGGTGGTGCGCCCGTAAGCGCGCCGGACACCCTCGCCAACCCGTGGCCACGCTGCGGTAGTAGCGAGAGGCCGTCCCCACCGAACGCGAACGTCGCTGCTCCTGTGGAGCCCGACGGTAGTCCGCCTCTCACCTCCGCCATCTGCATGGCCTCGACGCCCTAACAGGGGCGCGGCTTGCCCGTCAGCAGACGACCTCCTAAATCACTGCCCCCAGCGTGCGGGCGGTGCGCGGCTGTTAACCGTTAACAGCCCGCGAGAGAAGCAGCGACCCTGCGTTGTCGTCGTGGCCCCCTGAACCCACCCGCGTGTGCAACTGCGTTCCAGCAGAAGGGGAGACCAAGTCACGTGAGACACAAGCCAAAACACCGACAAACCAGACATTTCACCACGGCCCTTCATTGGGCCGTTCTTAATGTCCACGTTCGTCGCACCACCTGAAGTCCAACCCAAGGAGACAGCAATGCCCAAGCCGAAGAAGCAGCGTCAAGCCGAGGCCGAAGCCCGCAACGCCGCGTGGAGGAGCCTCACCCCCGCGCAGAAGCTGGCCCGCCTCGACCAGCACAACCTCGCCGCCAAGCGCCAGCGTGCCCGCATCGCGAAGGACATGGAGCGCGTGGCGAAGGAAGCCGAGGTCGCGGCCGCGAAGCCCGAGCCGCAAGGCAAGCCGCTCACGAAGAGCCAGAAGCGCCGCATCGCCGCGCAGAAGGGGGAGTAGCCATGCAACTCGCCAACACCGAGAACGTGTCGTTCTCGCAGGCCGTGCGCGCCACCATCGTGGGCACCGGCCACTCCCTCGTGCTGGAGCCGCACATCATGCAGGCCGTCGTCGACCTCGCGGAGCACAACCGCGTGAAGGCGATCCGCTTCGTGCGCAACCACTACAGCCTCGGCCTCGCCGACGCGAAAAACCTCGTGGACGCGCTCTACCCGGTCGCCGACAACGGCGCGAGGGGGTAGCCATGCCCATGCCGACCAAGCGCCTCGCCGGCCACGTCAACACCCTTGCCCGCGACACCCGCCCGGTGTTCGTGTTCCCCACGTACGACCACATCCCGGTCGTGTACAAGCGCGCCACCTCCGCGTTCAAGGCGATGGCTGCCGAAGCGGTGGCGGCGTACCGCGCCAACCTGAAGAAGGGAGCCTGACATGCTCGCTAGCGCACTTGCCTGTGTCCTCGCCCTCGTGTTCGCCATCCTCGCGCTGGTCTGCGCCGGCGGCTGGGGGCAGGAGGTGACCCGGTGGGACCAGTGCCGCGACAACTTCGACGACGCCGGCGAGCGCGCCCACAACCACAACGCGCTGGTGTACTTCTACTTCGCCGTCGCGTTCCTCGGCTGCGTCTTCTCCCTCGGCGTGCTCGTCGGGAGCCTGTGATGCCCTCCCTCCTGAAGGTGCTCGAACTGCTCGACCCCGTCGAGCGCGAGAAGCTGCTCGTTCGCATCGGCCTGACGCGAACCATGGAGGAGTACTTGGACGTCCTCTCCGACGCCATGAAAGTCAAGCCGTTAACCGTTAACAAGAAGGAGGCAACGTGACCACCCCTGCGAAGTACCGCGTCATGCGGCCCGAGTCGGCTGCGAAGGACGCGCCCTACACCACCTATGGCCGCGTGTTCCACACGTGGGACGCGGCCGCGAACTGGGCCGCTCGCGTCGTCGGCGTGATCATCGACTTCCAGACCGGGGCGGTGATCGGCGACATGCGCGACCTGAAGAAAGGCAAGAGCCGTGGCTGACACCAGCGGAAAAATCACCATGTCAGTGGACACGCACGACAGGTTCGTGGCCGTGGCGAACTGCACCGAGTGCCCGGCATACAGCTACGAGCACGGTGCGTGCAAGGTCGGCGGATTTAACCCGCTGTGGGGCGACGGCACGCCTCCGCCTAGCTGCCCCCTGCGCCAAGGGCGCGTGATCCTCTTCCTGAACGAGAAACGCGAGGGCTGACATGCCGCACTACGCAACCTGCAGCATCAATGAGATGCTCGACCACCACTTGGCTGCCGACCTCGACACCATACGCCGCGCCGAGGGCGCGCTGCCCGAGCACACGGTGGGCGGTGTCGGCAGCGGAACATTCTACAGCCGGCTGCGCCGTGCACAGGAGCTTGGCACCGTGCGCTACGCAGGACTCGTGCTGCTCAACCATGCGATGTTCGTGCAGGACTTGTCCTGCCACAACTCGGGGATAGAGCATGCGGCGCTGCGCGTAGTGGAGCCGTTGGTGCCCGGCATATCACGCCCGCTGATGGGCACACTGATGCGGACGCAGCGTCATGGTGATGCGTTCTACGCCACGTCGGACAACGCGGCGCTGCACACCCTGCAGCGCGTGTTGGCATCGCTGGGCTTCGGCGAGGAGCCGTGGCTAAATGCGATGACGTACCTCAACACCCCGCGCGACCTTCCGCCTGTCCCCGAGCCCAAGGCTACTGTCATCAAGCAGCCGCCCGCGTTCCCGTACAAGCCCAAGACCGTGAGGAGCTACTGATGCGTGAATTCAAGAACGCGATGCCGCTTGACTTTCGGGCGGGGCGCAACTTTCGCTTGTCCAACTGCTTGCACAACTTGAAAAGGGCGATGGCCAACGCGGGCGGACACGTCTTCTGTGGCGTGGATGCGCCCGCAGTACACACGGAACTGGTGACGCTGACTCGACGTCTGCACACCAGCGATGACGCGGATGGCGACCTGTCTACGCACGAGCTATTCCTGTGGCTGCTGGACAGGCGGCACTTCATCGAGTGGCAAAGTGCCACGGAAGTCGCACGTGGCAGTAACGTCGCCAGTCTGAGGAATTCATTCAACACGTTGTGGCGCGAGGCAAGTTCCATCGTGCGCGACAACGCCCGACCGCTGAAAGCCCCGCCGTGGCGGTCGCTATCGGAGATGACGAACGGCAAGTATCGCCCCTCGCTGCTCGACACGCCGCGCAGGGGGGTGGATACATACCTGCTGAACAAGATCAACGCCTTCCACGCAGGCAGCTTGTGGCACACCTTCGGCTCACTCGACATGAACGCCGCTGCGGATGAAATCCTGAGCAGCAATCGCACTTACCTCGCCCCGCCCAACGCGTTGGCGTGTCTGTACCAGACCGCAGTCGCTCCGACGCTGGTCGCGCCCCCACCGAACTTTCCGTACCGCCCGAAAGGAGTGTGCACATGGTAGTCCCTCACGCGCTGGCCGCGAACGCTGAATTCACCGCGCAAGCCCGAGAGCTAGGCTGGATACTAGACGCGTGCCCCGTGGTGTCTTGGGCTTCCGGCAATTCGCGCCAAGCCGCCATGGAACTGCTGTCGCTGTGCAACTGGGACCGCGCGTCCGCTATCGACGTGGCGCAATGGATGCTGCGCCGTCGGCACGTCGCCATTGCCGCCGCACGGTTGGCGCAGCGTTCAGACACCCATCTGCACGAGGCCCTGACAAGGCAGTGGGCGCATACAAAGCGCAAACTTCCCGCCCCCTTGGCGGAACTGTGCGGCGTCAACTGGACCTACAGCGGCGACAAGTCGTACGACTCGCTTGCGGTGTATGGCGAGCGCGCCCTGTGGCGAAGGCCGCTTGACGAGTATCGCACCGCGCACGACACCACGAACGCGCGCCGCATCGAGACGTGTCCGCGTGAGTTGCTCCTCTTCACCAAGCTGCTCGCCGAGCCACCCGCGCCGCCCAAGCCCACGCTGGTAGCGGCAGCCCCCACCTTTCCGTATCGGCCCAAGTCGGTGCGCCAGTACTAGCGCTGTTAACCGTTAACAAGGAGGCGTCATGAGCTTCTTCATCCGCGTCATCAACCCCAACTTCGTGCAAGGCACGCTGCACGTGCTGAAGGATGGCAAGCCCCACAAGCTGCCCGATCCCAAGTCGCTCGACCGTGACTGGTTCATCAACACGCGCAAGGCAGCCGAAGCCAAGCGCCGCGCCGAGCAGATGTTCTCCTTCACCAACCCGTCCACCCGCTTCAAGATCGAGAGGAAATAGGCCATGCCCACGCAATACACAGCGTACCGTACACGGACGACTGCGGAAGCCACAGTCACGGCCGACGCCCCCGAGGTGGAGCCCGACCTTCTGCGCCGGTGGCGTTCCTTCAAGGCGGACGGCTACGGCAAGAAGTCGCCCGAGATCCGGTCGATGGTGCGCCAGCGCTGCCGGTCGAACATGGTGGGGCAGCCGCGATCCAACCGCATCCTTCGTTCTGTCGGGGCGAGTGCGTTCGCCTCGCAACGCGGGAAGTACCTGACGTTTGGCCGGTCGCTTGCGCAGGCCATCGGCACCTCCACCAAGCAGTGCGATGCGTCGGCGGTGACCAGCTTCCTGACCACCCACGTGCGCACCGCGCCGGTGCCCATCGGCGTCCTGCTTCCCAAGATTACCGCCAGTCTCGACGGTCTGTTGTCCGGGGAATCCCTCTTCGTGTGCTCGCACTGCGCCCGCACCGTGAGCGTGACGAACGTATTCGAGTCGTTCCGCACCGAGGCGGATCGCTGGGTGGCTGCGTGCTGCGCTCAACACTACGAGTACTCGGACCACCAAGAGGAGTTCATCCGCGCGTCGGACGCCATCGAGGTGGAGCACCTGATCGACGAAGAAGGCGGCGAAACCGAGATGGTGACGGTGTCTGCGGGCTGGGCCGATAACCACTGCCGACACGTCGGAGCGAGGTACGTCACCAACGCGCTGTACAACTACATCCGCCGGCACGGGGACCGCACCGCACAGGCTGCCCGCTGGCGCGGCCAGATCGGCGGCTACCACTCCTCGGTGGGCCTGCTGAACCTCCTGCCCTCGGCGCTCTTCGACAAGCGGGAGATCCCGCTGCGTGCGGGCATCGAGTTGGAGATCGAGGTGGGTGACGAGCACAACACGCAGGACGCGGCCACCGACGTGATCGGCCTCTTGAACAAGGCGGGCGAGTTCGCCCTCGCCGAGCAGGACGGGTCGCTCCGCCACGGCTTCGAGGTCGTGACGCGGTTCGGCGGACTGGATGTCATGACCGAGAAGCTGGCCGTCCTCGCCTCGCCCGAGTTCAAGGCGCTGGTGAAGAAGTACAGGCTGCGCTCGCACGACACCACCACCTGCGGGTTGCACGTGACCATCGACCGGGCGAGCATGTCCAAGCTGCATCAGGGCAAGCTGCGCGTGTTCGCCAACGCGCCGCAGAACAAGGCGCTGTTCCTCTCGGTGTGCCGCCGATACTTGGATGGCGGCGAGCGCTACGCCCGCGTCAAGCCCGTCGAGTTCAGTCGCATCGCCAAGGCGGGCAAGACGAGCACCGACGACCGCTACGAGATGTTCAACCTGACCAAGAGCCGGGTGATCGAGTTCCGTGGGCCGAAGGGCACGCTGAAGTACGAGAGCGTGATCGCGGCCATCGAGTTCGCCCGCATGTGCTGGTTCTTCACCCGCGACACGGCGTTGAGCCAACTCGACACCGGCACGTTCCTCGAATACGTCGTGCAGAAGCACCTCGCACCCGAGACGAAGTTCCTCCGGCAGTACCTGATCGAGCACAAGCTGCTGGCTGCACCGATTCCCGAATCCGCTAGCGCGTCCCGTAGGCTCAACCTGCGCGAAGCGCTTTTCGATGCCATCACGGCGGGGCATATCGCCGTTCCCAGTGAAGTCTGACAAGGAGAAGAGCATGATCCAGACCACCAAGCAAGCCAACATCGCGCGCGCCATCCTCTACACCCTGAGCCACCAGAGCGGCAACTTCACGCTGCGTTCCGTCAGCGATCTGCTGAACGCCGTGCGCAGCGGCGTGGACTACTCCGCCTCGCGAGGCGACGTGGTCGCAGTGGCGCAGGGCCTCGGCCTCGTGCAGAAGCGGCGCAAGTCGGACGGCGAATTCCTCTTCGGCCTGAAGGAGAAGGTCGACGCGGCGGCTGCGGCGAAGGCGGCTGCGGCCCGTGCCGAGGCCGAGCGCGTGGCGCGCGAGCGTCGCGAGGCGGAGGAGCGGGCGCGTCGCCAGCAGGACGAGCGGCTCGACCCGAACTACGAGAAGAAGAGCCGCCTGCGTGAGGCGCTGCAGGACACGCGCTGGACGTTCCGCACCTACAACGCCCTCGCCGGCGTGTCGGGGCTGACCGTCGAGGAGACGAAGTCGCTGCTCGGCCAGATGACCGACGTCGTCCTGCGCGGGACGATGGCTGCGCTGCGCAGCCGCGCGTAGTACCCGCGCGAAGTAGTGCCCCGCCCCTTCGGGGGCGGGGGTTTTTCCTTCGTGTTAACCGTTAACAAGAAAGGCCAACGCCGATGTGCCTGCTCATTCACAAGCCCGCAGCGACCACGTTCACCGACGAGGAGCTGCGCGACTTCTACAAGCGAAACAACGACGGCTTCGGGTTCATGTACCCGAAGGAAGGACGCCTGCACATCTACAAGCAGGTGGCTCCCGTCGAGTCCTTCATCGCCGCCTTCCGCGAGCGCGAGGACAAGGAGATGTTCATCCACCTGCGCATGCGCACGCACGGCGACGTGGACATCCACAACTGCCATCCGTACCCGGTGCTGACGCGCGAGGAAGGCAAGGCGCTCGGCCCCGTGTGGCTGATGCATAACGGCGTGCTGTCCCACGGCAACGACAAGGACAGGTCCAAGTCCGACACGTGGCACTACATCAACGACGTGCTGCGCCCGGTCCTGCTTCCCAACCCGCTGCTCCTCTTGGTGCCCGAATTCCAGCGTCTGCTCGCCAAGGACATCGGCACGAGCAACAAGTTCGCGCTCGCCACGGCGAACGGCGACTTCATCATCCTGAACAAATCCTCCGGCACCGAGCACAAGGAGGCGTGGTTCTCGAACACGTACGCGTGGAGCGGCCCTTTTCGCTCGTACTCGCAAGGCGCGGGATATGCGGGGTACGCGGCGCGGGGACGACACTACGTGGCCGGGCAGGGGTGGCAAGACGAAGAGTGGGACTGGAACTACGCGGGCGGAACGACGTCGAGCCAAGCGGGAAGCGCGGCGACGCCGAAGACGGTAGGCACCGAACCTGCGCGCAAGGTGCAGGCGGATACCGTGCACAAGCTCGTCGAGAACGACGAGTGGACGATCCTCTCGCAGATCCTCGAAAACATGGCTCCCGGCGCGCGCCGCACGCAGATCATCTCCGACGTGACCACGCTCTTCTTCGGCACGTTGAAGGATCGCGGGCTGGAGCAGGCGTACCGCGACCTGTCGGTCGAGGACATCCACAAGGTGATCAAGGCCGACGCCGACTTCTTCGTGGTCCTCTTCAAGACCATCTACGACGGTGACGAGAAGGACGAGCAGTACATCACCTCCGAGATCGCGTTGTGCATCGTGGACGCCAACGCATCCAAGAAGGGCCGCCGCGCGGCTGCTGCGGCCATCAAGGCCGCTTCCAAGTGAAAGGAGAACGCCATGAAGATGCATGAAGCCCTCGCCCTGTGGCGACAAGGTACGCTGGCGATCAAGCCGGCGCAGATCGAAGCCAAGCCCGAGGAGAAACTCGTGCAAGTCGAGACGAAGCCTGCGCAGGCCGAACTGAAGCTGGACCCCGACAAGCCGTCGGTGAACGACCCCAAGCCGAGTTCGGAGAAGGTGTACGCGGGGCAGTACAACATCGGGTTCAAACCCACCGACGCCGCGTGCCCCATGCCTTCGGTGAACGAGGTGTGCCACGTGTGCGGCTGGATGTACGGCTGCCGTGACTCGAACCGCCGCCCGGGGCTGGGCAACACCGTCGTGTTCCTGCCGAAGAGGAAGGATGCGCCGGTCGAGCCGAAGGTCACGGTGCTGGAGTTGGTGCTGTGATGAAGGTGAAGACAAGCGAACTCACCGGCCACGCTCTCGACTGGATGGTGGCGAAGGCGGAGGGGAGGCGCGGCCATATGTACGGCAGCGTGCTGTGGCTCGAAGAAAAGTACCCGTACAGCCCCTCAGCCGTCTGGTCCCAAGGCGGGCCGATCATCGAGCGGGAAGGAATCGAACTCGGCCCTTGTCACACCGAAGAAAGCACTCGTACCAGCCGCAAGTGGCACCTTTGGGTGGCGTCGATTTCGCAGAACGATTTCGGCATGGAATCGCACGCCACACACGGCTTCACGCCCCTGATCGCCGCCATGCGCTGCTACGTGGCGTCCAAGTTCGGCGACGAAGTAGACGTGCCGGACGAGGTGGTGGGATGACAACTGTCATCACGTCGCGGCCGGGCGAGAAGCACCTGCAGCGGCTGGAACGGCGAGCGTCGCATCTCGAAGCGCGGATCGCGGCCTCGCTCACCAAGGATCTCACGTACGACAAAGCAGAGCTAGCGTCCATCCGGTGGGTAGTGAAGTACGTCGAGGAAACGCAAGTGACTACTAACAAGGGCAGGCTGTAAGCTACTTCCTGTTAACCGTTAACAAAGGAGAAAATCATGACCACACCGCAAGACAACGCCGTTCCCCCCACCGCACTGACCGAGCGGTCGTACCGCACCGGGCTCACCAACAAGGTGCGCGAGTACCTGAAGGGCCACCCGTGGGCCACGTCCGCCGAGATCGCAATCGCGCTGGGCGAGCCTGCGGCGCGCGTCGCGCAGATGTTGCGTGTCCTGCACATCGGCGGAAAGGCCATCCGCGCGAAACTGCCCGAGAGCAAGCGCGCGTGGAGAGGCCCGAAGTTCATCTACAAGCTGCGCAGCCACAAGAAGCACGTGTTCAAGCACAAGCGTGCGAAGCGCGTGGTGAGGCGTGCCGAGCCGACAAAGCCTGTGGCTCCGTTTACGCCCATTGAACTGGTGCTGATGAAGGGCAACGACAAGCTGGTGTTCAGCCTGCAAGAGGCCAAGCTGCTGGCGCACGCGCTGCAGCCGCTGCTGTAGCCGCCACGCGCAAGGAGGAAGGAAATGGCTGACTGCCAAGCCCCGCACATCTTGACCGCCAGCGAGAAGCATTTGCTGCGCCTCGTCATCAAGGACAAGAAGGCTGACGGATGGACTCCGGTGTCTAAGCCGATCATGGGACTAATGCGCCCGCTTCCGTCCGCACTCGTTGACGTTGAAGATGTCGGCAGCGAAGGTCGCGGAAGAGCGCGCCTCACGAAGCTTGGAGAAGATGTTCTGCCGTGGGTGATTGAACTGCCAGAGCAGCGCAAGGAGGACTCCGGTGTCTGAACTGTGGCTGTTTCTGGCTGGCGTGTTCGCCGGCTTCATGGCCGCTACTGCGCTCGCCGTGAAAACGATTCTTGACTGGGAGCGTGACCGTGGCTGACCTGAGCGACAAGGAAATCACCGAGGCTTGCGCGTCCGAACGCATCACCCTAGAAGAAGCGCGTGCTATGGGCGCTCCAGATCGAGTGTTGATTTCGTTGCGGAAGGATTTGGAGCGGTGCCTCTGCGCTGTCCGCGTGCAGATCGAGAAGGAGAAGAACGCATGAGTCTCCACCCCGAAGTCGAGAAGATGATCGAGGCGGGGAAGATCGAATCCGCTCCCTACGCCGATGGTCAGGTGGACATCGAGACGGACGAGGAATTCGCCCGCCGCATCGCCGCGCTCCAGCAGGAGTTGGAACGAGAGGAGTGCGCGAAGATGTGCGAGGACCGTGGTTATCACGCCTACAACGCTGTCGAGTTGGCTGCCGCCATCCGACGAAGGGGGAAGCCGTGAGCGACCCATTCAACTGTCCGGGTTGTGGATCGCATGACTACGGGCTGTATGGGCCGAAGTTCGGCTTTTGCCCTTGGTGCGCGAAATACGAAAACGCTTCGTTGAGAAACGAGAACGCCGCCCTTCGCGCAGAACTGAAGGCAGCGCGTAGGCTACTGAAGGAGTCGAGAAAGGTCCTGCTGTGTCACGCTCGCAACGATTCCAAGGATTTGCGCGAGCGCATATCCAAGTTCAACAACTCGTGAAAGGAAAACCGTGAACCTACAAGAACGCGCAGTGCTTGTGTCGCTGAACGTGCGCATGCCGACGATCACTCGCCGGGATCGCAAGGCCACCGAGGATGTGGAGAGGCTGCACAACTCCCGCAACCTCGGGCGCTTCAACAAGGACTTGGTGCGCAAGGACTTCTTTGCGCCCATCCAAGCGGCCGTCACGGCAGCGCGCGGCTACATGTACTCCATGACCGTGCCGTGGGGCAACGACTACTGGCTTCTAGCCGTGCGGCGCAAGATGGAGTTCGCCGAGAAGATGCTCGCGCACATCGGTGCCATAGAGGCACAGGCCGACGCGCTCGCCGCGAAGTGGCCCGAGGTGGTGGAGGAAGCACGTGCGCGCCTTGGCGACCTCTTCGAGGCGGACCAGTACCCGAGCCCGACTGCGGTGCGCGAGCGCTTCAAGGTGCGCTTGAAGTACCTGCCGGTGCCCTCGGGCAACGACCTTCGCGTGTCGCTCGACGACGAGCAACTGACCGAGATGCGTCTGCGCATCGAGGAGGACACGCGGGAGGCCTTGAACGAGGCGTCGCGCGTGCCGTGGGAGCGACTGCACGAGGCGGTGGAACGCATGGCGGTGTCGCTTGCCAAGCCCGAGGGCCGCGTCTACGACACCGTGGTGTCCAACCTCGCCGGGCTGTGCGACACGCTGCCCGACCTCAACTTCGTGGAAGACGAGCGCCTGACCAAGGCGATCACCCTCGTGAAGCAGCAACTGATCCTGCCGGTTGAGCGGCTGCGCGAGGACAAGGGCATGAAGGCCAACACGGCTGCGGCTGCGGCGAAGATCGCCGGGGCCATGGCTGGCTGGATGAATCGCTAACCCAAGGAGAACGACATGGAACTTAAGATCGAGAAGAACATCCCCCTGCCTCCAAAAAAGGGCACCAACTTCACTGCCACCCTTCACAAGATGAAGAAGGGTGAATCGACCTTCATCAGGGGCAAGCTGGCCAGCAACATCTGCAACGCAGCGCGCAGGGCGTTCGGCGTGGGCGGCTACGCCACGCGCAAGGAAGGTGACGGCGTTCGCCTGTGGCGGGTGAAGTGATGAAGCCGCTCGTCATCTACCACTCGAACTGCGCCGACGGGTTTGGCGCGGCCTTTGCCTTCTGGTGCTCGCAGTGCGCGCACGACACCGAGTTCCTTCCGATGGGCTACCACGAGCGCGATGCGTTCGACGTGGAGCGTGTGGTGGGCCGCGAAGTGCACATCCTCGACTTCAGCTTTTCGCTGGAGAAGACCGAGGCCATTCTTGCCAAGGCCAAGTTCGTCACGTGGCTGGATCACCACAAGACGGCGTTCGAGGCGTGGTGCAACACGCCGCCCGAGAAGATCGAGGGGCAGCGCTGGGCGCACTCGACCGACCGCCACCACACCGTGCTCGACAACAACCACTCCGGCGCGAAGCTGGCGGCGATGCACTACCTCGGCCGTTCGGAGGAGTTGTTCGACCACCTCGACGACTACGACCGCTGGCAATTCAAGTTGCCCGGCACCAAGGAATTCAACAAGGGGCTGTGGGCGCTGCAGCCGTGGACGTTCGAGAAGTGGGTCAGCATGGACATGCCCGAGGTGAAAGCAACGGGGCGGGCGCTGCTGCAGGACCACAACGGCAAGGTGCAGCAACTGCTGAAGGATTTGCGCCCCTTCAAGATCGCCGACGTGGCGGGGCTTGGCGTTAACGCCAACTCGTTCTTTGCGTCCGATCTAGGGCACGAACTGGCCAAGCGTTCGGGCACGTTCGGCGCGGTGTGGTCGCTGCGTGGTGACGGCAGGATCGCCGTGAGCCTGCGTTCCAACGGCGACTTCGACGTGTCGGCTATCGCCAAGCACTTCGGTGGCGGCGGGCACAAGAACGCAGCCGGATTCGAGTTCTCGGCACAGCAGTTGCTGGAGGCAATCAAGTAGGGCCTGTTAACCGTTAACAAGAGGAGAAAAGCGTGCCCATCACACCCGCACAACTGAAGTCCATCCTGCAGATGCACTGGCGCGACCCGGCGCTGCGCAAGCATGCGATCTACATCGAGGGTCCGAGCGGCATCGGCAAGTCCGAGGTGGTGCAGTCGCTTGCCGAGGAGGAAAAGACCGAGCTTCGCGACCGGCGCTTCAGCCAACTCGACGCAGTCGACCTCACGGGCGTTCCGTTCAG